TTCCAATTTTACTGGTACAAGTAATTTAAATGCGCCAAACACTGTTTATCTGTACTCCGTTAATACAAAACTAGCTATTGGTACAACATCGTCAAACCCAATTCATATTGTAACTAATAGCAATGCAACTGACGCTATGACAATTGACCCAACTAATGCTATTGCGTTTAATGGCTCTTATGGTTCGTCTGGGCAAGTTTTAACATCGGCTGGCTCAAGTGCTCCTCCAACTTGGTCTACCCCAAGCGGTACTACTAAAGCGGCAGCAATAGCTTACGCAATGACACTCGGCTTTTAGGAAAATTAAAAATGGCAAATCCAAATATTGCAGCACTAACTACTATATATGGCAACACTGCTTATGTAGCACCATCTACAACTAGCGCAACAACTACTTGGACATATAACGGTTCAACGGCACTGACTGGTTTAACCCCAGCTGCGGGTACTGTTAATAAAATTACTGGGTTAGTTGTGTCAAACACAACCGCTTCTGCGGCTTACGCTACAGTTGGTGTAGGTAATAACGCTACGTTTGGTTCTGCAACATTGGTTGGGTACTTAGCCTATCAGATCTCTGTCCCTGCTAACGCAACATTAATTATTACCGATAAGACTACAGACGTTTACATTACTGAAAACCAATCGGTTGGTGTTACATCCGGTACGGCAAGCGCTTTAACATTTACCGCTACATTTGAAGCAATAACTTAAGGACACACAATGTCCCAGCGTTACCTTGGCGGTTTTATATCGGCTTCATATAATGCCCTAAATGCAACCTTTCCGCCTATTTTGGTGGACTACTTAGTAGTTGCTGGTGGTGGTGGTGGACCTTCTGCTTATGGCGGTGGCGGCGGTGCGGGAGGATTGCTTTCTGGGTCTATAACAAATCCATCTGGTGTGTATACGATTACAGTCGGTGGTGGGGGTACGGGTGGAGCTGTAGGGCAACAAAGCATTGGAACTTCAGGAGAAAACTCGGTTCTGTCTGGAACAGGATTAACTACTGTTACTGCTGTTGGTGGTGGTTTTGGTGGTACTGGCGGTCAAAGTGGTGGTACTGGAACTGGCGCTGGCGGTAATGGTGGCTCAGGCGGTGGAGCAACAGTTTACAACAATACTGTTGGTACAGGAACTTCTGGGCAAGGAAACAATGGCGGTACTGGTGCTACTAGCGGTTCTTATGGCGGTGGCGGTGGTGGTGGAGCTGGAGGTACAGGTGCAAATGCAACAATAGTTAATAGTGGTAATGGTGGCGTAGGCGTTCAATCATCTATAACAGGAACTGCAACCTATTATGCTGGCGGTGGTGGTGGTGGTGTTTATTATGGTGGTGGGCCATACACAACTGGAACTGGCGGTCTAGGTGGTGGTGGTAATTCAGGTGCATATAACGTACCAACTGGGTCTGCTGGTAGTGCAGGGACTGCAAATACAGGTGGCGGTGGCGGTGCGGCAATGAGAGGAACCGACTATGCAGAATATTACAAAGCTGGTGGTAATGGTGGTTCTGGTGTAGTTATAATCTCATCCACTATAGCAGCAACATCCACAACAGGCTCTCCAGTCGTAACAACATCAGGCGGTAGAACAATCTACCAATTTAACTCTTCTGGATCTATTACTTTCTAATTATGGCTGTCTCAGGATCATTCACACTACAACAACAGATGCAAGCTAAGGCTGCAGGAACTTGGCCCTCTGCAAGCCCATATATGAATGCGTCTGCAACTGGTGCAACTGTAACTACTAGCGGTGATTACTATATTGCAGTATTTACTGGTTCTGGTTCTTTTACTGTTAATGAAGTTGGTAACGATACAACTTACGGCTCTAAAGTTGAATATTTAGTTGTTGCTGGTGGTGGTTCTGGTTCTGGATCAACTAGCGCCCCAGGTGGTGGTGGAGCTGGAGGAATGAAAACCGCTACTGGATTAACGGTTACAGCTACTGCATACACAGTTACAGTTGGCGCAGGGGGTGCATCAGTTACAAACGTAATTGGACTTTCTGGAAACGACTCATCAATTGGTTCGTTAGTTTCTTGTACTGGTGGCGGTTATGGCGCAAGGGCAAGTTCTACTGGTGGCGATGGTGGGTCTGGTGGTGGTGGTGGCTCTAATACAAATGGTGGAACAGGAATTTCTGGTCAAGGAAAAAATGGGGGACGAGGAATAAGCTATAAGGATTCTGCTGGTGGAGGTGGCGGTGGAGCTGGTACTGCTGGTACGCAAGCATACAATAGCGGATATGTTGGTGGTGATGGAGGAAACGGATTAGCATCTTCAATTACTGGAACATCCGTTTATTATGCGGGTGGTGGTGGTGGATCTGGCTATACTGGTACGGGTGCTGGAGGACTAGGTGGTGGTGGAAACGGAAACGCATTTTCCCCAACTAGCGGAGCAGCGAATAAAGGTGCTGGTGGCGGTGGAACAAAATCTTCTAGTACCGCTAGTGGTGCTGGTGGTTCAGGTATTGTTGTAATTAAATGGAAGTTTCAATAATGGCTTATTTTGCAGAATTGGACTTAAACAATATTGTTATACGGGTTTTGTCCGTAGATAATGCTATGCTAAAGAACGAGCAGGGTAACGAACAAGAGCAACTTGGTATTGACTTCTTAAAATCTTTGTTTGGCGCTAATACCGTTTGGAAACAGACAAGCTATAACGGGAACCTAAGAAAAAACTATGCTGGCATAGGACATACATATGATCACAACCGTGATGCTTTTGTAGCGCCAAAACCAGATGGCGATGGTTGGATTTTTGAAGAAGATAAGTGCATTTGGCGTAATCCCGCACAAGAAGCCACAAAGATTGGAGTAACTCGTGTCTAACCCAACAACAGATTTAAAAATTGTAGATAACGTATTTGTTAAGCTACATTACTTTATGGCATCTGGTGATACACACGAAGGTCATTCTCATGCTTTTGACCACATTACTTTATTGGCTTATGGTTCTGTTAAAATGGTGCACGATAAAGGTGAGGCAGAATACAAAGCTCCACATCTTATTGTTACCCCAAAAGGGGTTACGCATCAATTTACGGCTTTAGAACCCAATACAGTGTTTTGCTGTATTCATGCAATTCGTGATGGTGATGGTGTAGATGACGTGGCTTCTCAGGATATTACCCCAGAGCAAGCTTTTGATTTAATGACTAAATACTCTCTTACGGCAACTTAAATGAGCGAACGTTGGCCTGGCGGCTTAATTAACAAAACAGCACCTGTACCTAGTGGAACGTACCAAGATAGTACGGCTCCTGGCATTTGGACTATGGATCAACAAGCCTATTGGAAACAACAAGGTCTTTGGCCCATTCCAGGTAACATTAACCCAAGCGCATTTATTGAAAACTTGTTTAGCACTTATTTGTATACAGGTACGGGCGCAGCTCAAACAATTACCAACGGCATTCAATTAGGTGATGGTTATGTAAGCGGCGGCACTGGAGGTAGCGGTTTATTTAACGGTACTACGGGTTATTTATCTGTTCCAACGGGGTCGGCTTTAAACTTATCTGGTGATTTTACAGTTGAATGCTATGTGTACCAAACAAATAGCGTAGGCTATCAAGGAATATTTGGTAATGGAGAATACCCAAGCAGTGGACAAGTAGTTATTGGAATAGCAGATGGAAACCCAATATTTTATATGAGTGGCGGGAGTAGCTGGGCAACATTTATTACACCAACTACCATTATCCCAAATTATAGCTGGACCCATATGGCTGTTACTTGTTCTGGTTCAACATTTACTATGTGGATAAATGGAGTAAGTGTAGGAACATCTACCTATTCAGGAACAAGAGCTACCCCTAATTCTACAAGCGTAATTGGTCGTTTATATCCAGTTACTGGTGGTTTTTATATAAATGGGTATCTTTCTAATTTAAGAGTTGTTAAAGGCACGGCTCTATATACCAGCACATTTACACCATCATCTTCTGCCCTAACCGCAGTATCAGGAACACAATTACTTTGCTTGCAGGGTACAACACCGTTTGTAGACAATTCTACTAATGCTTTAACTATTACAGTTAATGGTGGTACTACTGCTAGTACATCTGGTCCTTTCCCTTATTCCTATACAGCGGGTAAAGGTGGTCTTACTTGGATAAAAAGTAGAAGTGGCGCAACAGGGCATCGTCTTACAGATACAGTAAGAGGCGCAACAAAATCACTTGCGTCAAATTCTACAGACGCAGAAGCAACTGAAAGTACAGGTTTGACTGCTTTTGGTTCTACAGGATTTACTATTGGTGCAGATACAGATTACAACACAAGCGCAGCAACATATTGCTCTTGGACATTTCGTGAACAACCTAAGTTCTTTGATGTAGTTACTTATACTGGTAATGGTAGCGGTAGTAATAGAACTATAAGTCATAGCCTTGGCTCTGCGCCAGGTATGATAATTTTAAAAGTTACAAACTTGGCTGGTGATGATTGGTATGTGTACCACAGAAGTATCCCAACTAGAGTATTAGCTTTAAATTCTACAAATATTACAGACCCATCACCAGCGCAATTTGTTTTTGGAAATGGAACAACTGTTGTTGCGCCTACAAGCACAAATTTTACTATTGGTAGCACAGTAAACCCCAACGGTTACACATTTGTAGCCTACCTATTCGCCCATGACGCTGGTGGTTTTGGTACAGCAGGAACAGATAATGTGATTACTTGTGGTAGTTTTACTACTGATGCAAATGGTAATGCAACAGTCAATCTTGGTTATGAACCACAGTATTTAATGTATAAATCTTCATCCGCTGTTGGAAGCTGGACTGTATTAGACACAATGCGTGGATTTTGTGCGACTAACCAATCATCAAATAGATTGGCAGTTCAGTCAACTAGTGCTGAAAGTGCAGGTCTTGGTGGCTCACCTTCTGCTACAGGATTTTATGGGGATGATGCAAACTATTTTGCAGCTTCTAATACAACCTACATCTACATGGCAATCCGTAGACCAATGGCAGTCCCAACTGTTGGTACAAGTGTGTTTATGCCTGTAGCTAGAACTGGAAACGGCTCAAGCAATACAACCGTTACAGCTGGTTTTCCTGTTGATATGATTTGGAACGGTATTCGCAATTTTGCTGGAGAATACCCAGCTTATTATGACCGTCTAAGAGGCAACAATAGAATTTTATACTCTAACGCTACAAATGCAGAATTTTCAACTGCATCTGTAGAAGTTGCGTTTAACCCTAGTAACGCTAACACAGGAATTACGCTTGGGATAAACAATAATCAAATTAATGGTAATGGCTACGGCTATGTAAATCATTTTTTCCGCAGAGCATCAGGATTCTTTGATGAGGTTTGTTATACAGGAACAGGAAGTTCAACTACACAAGCGCACAATCTTGGTGTAATTCCCCAAATGATAATTTATAAGCCAAGAACAACTGACTCAGCAACTGGGGGTCAATGGGCTGCTCTGACTAGTAATAATAGTGGGGTTTATTATTTCCAACTTCTTAACTCAACTCTTGGTAATATCGGCACAGACACAGCAGCTAATTATGGTTTGACTGCTTCAACATTTAATCCTAATATAGTAAACTGGAATACATCTGGGGTATCTTATGTATCCTACTTATTTGCTACTTGTCCTGGCGTATCTAAAGTTGGCTCTTACACAGGCACAGGCGCTACTCAAACTATTGACTGTGGATTCACTGGTGGCGCTAGATATGTATTAATTAAACGCACCGACTCTGCAGGCAATTGGTGGGTTTGGGATACAGCTCGTGGAATGATAAGCGGTACAGACCCTAAATTAGCATTGAACGATACAGCCGCAGAAACCAACGCAAACTGGGTATACACCGCAACTACAGGATTCCAAATCGTTACGACAGATGCTACCGTAAATGTCTCTGGTGGAAGTTACATCTTCTTGGCGATTGCATAAAGGACTAGTATGTTTGGAATAACCGCATTCGCCCAGTCGCCATTTGCCGCATTAGGTGGGGCTGTTTTTGGAGTAGACGTATCCGAGTCGTTTACTTCTACTGATGTGTTTGCGGGGTCTGCTGTGTTTTCTGGTGTTTATGCCGATTCTACTGGAATAACAGACGACGTTCCAAACCAATTTAACTTCTTCTTAAATATTACAGAAAGCTACTCAGCTGAAGAGGCGCTGGGCAATATCAGCGTTTACGACCTGGCCCTTGTTGATGCGTTTACGGCAACAGACTCGCTTTTGTTTGGGTTTGTATATCCATTAAGCCTAGCTGATTCTTTATCATTAACCGATGCACAAAATGTAACGTCGTTGTTTATTACAACCGTAGCGGAAACGATGACCGTAACAGAGGCTTTAACAGGCGGCTTCTTCTACGGCGTGACTAGAGCAGAAACTGCTACGTTTACAGATGCAACTACAGCGCAATACGCTTTTGGGCCAACTGTTGCAGAAGCAATAACTGCCATAGATACATTACCAGCAACCGCTATATACAGACCAACAGTCTCAGACACAATGACGTTAACAGACGCCCCAATTGGACGTGGTTGGTTTAAAATTGTGGATGACCAAACCCCTAACTGGGTTCAAATTAATAACGACCAGGCTTAAAGGACAACCATGCCAACAACGTACTCAAGCAACCTAAAAATTACCTTAATTGGCGATGGTGAACAAACCAACGTCTGGGGCGGCACAACAAACACAAACCTAGGCACTCTTTTAGAGCAAGCTATTACAGGGGTTAGTGGCGTAGGTGCGGGCAATACTGCTATTACTATGACGGGTTCGGCAGACTATGTGCTAACAAATAACGATGGTGCAGTAAACCAAGCACGTAATGCGGTGTTGGTAGTCAATGGCGCTAGTAGTGGAGGGTACGCTGTTGTTACTCCGGCTGGTCAGCAAAAAGTGTATATCGTTAATAACAAGCTAACAACCGGTGCGGTTATTGTTAAGCCAAGCGGTGGTACAGGTGTATCTGTCCCCAACGCCACAACAATGATTCTTTACACAGACGGCACAACTACACAGGCGGTTAACTACGCCCCCCCTGCCAGCACAGCAACAAACTTAGCAGGCGGAACAGCAAACGCTATTCCTTACCAATCAGGCCCCGACAGTACAACGTTTTTAAGTAGCGTTTCTGGCGATGCTGGTAAGGTATTAACAAGTAACGGAACGTCTGCCCCTTCTTGGACTACTGTTTCTGGTGGTGGCGGAACAGCGAACGCTATTGTTGGTGGTAGTGCTGGACAGGTTTTATACCAATCAGGTACAAGCGCAACAAACTTTACTTCAATTGGTTCTAGTGGGGCGCTTTTACAAGCCAACAGCACATCGCCACCAACTTGGACTACTAACCTTTCTTTAACTAGCGCCGCTTTTAGTGGTGCGGTAAGTGCTTCAACTTACTATGTTGGTAACGCAAGTAATTATATTAACCAAACCAGTAACGAAGTTTTTGTTATTGCAGGTGGTACAACAAGCGCTAAGTTTGCTACTAATGGAATAGGCACATCTAATATTGTTGCAACTGGCGGTATTGGTTGCGGTAATGCTTTTTATGGTAATTACAACCTAACAGTAAAAGGCCAACCGTTTCAATCTGCAGCATATGTAGAAAACGGTTCTGGTGGGCAAGGTATAGCTGTCCTTGCTTCTGGTAGCGGGACTATTAACGCAATGGCTTTTTACTACAACAACGTTGCAGTTGGTGTTGGAATTATTGCTGTAACTTCGGGTGGAACAAGCTATAACACATCATCAGATCGTAGACTTAAATCTAATATTGCTGACTTAAAAGATGTTGGGGCAACCATTGACGCGCTGCAACCAAGAACATATACATGGAATTCCACCAAAGAAAGCGCTAAAGGATTTATTGCTGATGAATTGCAAAAAGTAATTCCTAGCGCAGTTCACGGAAAACCAGGTGCAGTAGATAAAGACGGTAAACCAGAATACCAAATGCTTGACGCTTCTACTCCAGAGATGATAGCTTTGTTGGTTTGCGAATTACAGTCTTTACGTAAACGTGTTGCTGCGTTGGAAGCTAAATAATGTTTATATTTACTTGGTTGTTTGATAAGCTAGGTTACATGCCTAAAATTGATATGCAAATAGGTAAAGTCAATCTTAATGTAAAGCCTTGGCCTTTTCCAGAAGTAGAAATTAAATCTTTGGCGGAAGAACCAGTACCTATTAAAAAACCAGCGGCAAAGAAAACTACCCGCACAAAGAAGGTGAAATAAAAGTGTGCTATGTCCGACCCATTTGGTTTATCCGAAGGAGTAAAAACTCTTAGTGGAAGCCTAGATGCAAGTCGGGAGGCTAGTAAAGGGCTATCTAAAAGTATTGAAGATGTACAGCACGATGCAGTAGATGTAGCCCAAAAGCAAGCTAACGAACGTATTAGAGCAAGAAGAGAAGCAGAAGCAAGAAAAGAAATAGCGTTGATTAAAGCGCTTGAGTCCTGGAAGCATAAGAAACAGATCTCTGATGAAGAGGCAAAATTAAAAATTGATTTTGTTAGGAAGTATGGCGCTAAAGAATGGGAAGCGGTGCTTAAAATTAAACTAGATATTGAAAACATGCAAAGAAAAGACAACGAAGAGTATCAGCATGATTTAAAAGCTGTTAGGCGGGTACAGTTGTACTGTTTTGCACTTGCAGCATTAATTGCGTGGTATTTAACTTGGGGTTATAAAGGGTAAATAATATGGATTGGCTTAAACAAATTGCACCTACTATCGCTACTTGCTTGGGCGGCCCTCTTGCGGGTCTTGCTGTCACAGCAATTTCTAAAGTATTGGGAGTTGATGAAAATAAAGTCCAAGATGTTATTGACAGCGGTAAATTAAACGCTGACCAAATCGCTAGTTTGAAACAGGCAGAAATTGAATTAAAAGATCATGCACAACAACTAGGTTTAAATTTTGAACAGTTAGCCGTTCAAGATCGTGCGTCTGCCCGTGACTTACAAAAAGAAACTAAATCAATAGTTCCACCAGTGTTATCTATCTTGGTAACTGTTGGGTTCTTTAGCATTTTGATCGGGTTGATGTCTGGCAAGATTATGACTTCCGATGCCCTAATGTTAATGCTAGGCTCTTTAGGTACAGCATGGACAGGAATTATTGCTTTCTATTTTGGTAGCTCTGCAAGTAGTCAAGCCAAAGACCAAATGATTCATAACAGTACACCAATAAAATGACACAACTATCAGTACACTTTACCCTTGAAGAGCTAACTCACACGGACCACCGTGAGTTTGACAACACCCCAAATTCTGCAGAAACCGCTAACCTTATTCGTTTGGCTGGGCTTTTAGAAGACGTCAAGAGCGTTCTTGGCGGCAAACCAATCATGGTTAACAGCGCCTTTAGATCAAAACAAGTCAATGATGCTGTGGGTTCTAAAGACACTAGTCAGCACCGTATTGGTTGTGCGGCAGATATTCGTGTGCCCGGTATGACGCCAGATGAGGTAGTTAAAGCAGTGATTGCTTCTGGTCTTGGATACGATCAAATCATTCGTGAGTTTGACAGGTGGACGCATATCAGCGTACCTAACACAAAAGACATGACACCACGCCGCCAAGCGCTTATCATTGATAAATTAGGAACACGCGTCTACGCCTAGGGTTAACCCGTATGCCATTACAGAAACTACAATTTAAACCCGGAGTCAACAGAGAGTCTACAAACTACGCTAATGAAGGTGGTTACTACGACTGCGATAAAATTCGTTTCCGTTCTGGTCAGCCAGAAAAACTTGGGGGGTGGACTAGGTTTTCTTCCAATCAGTATTTGGGTATTTGCCGTTCATTGTGGAATTGGTCTACTTTAGGTGGCGCTAACTACTTGGGTTTAGGTACAAGCAAAAAATACTATATTGAATACGGCTCAACGTATTACGATGTTACACCTCATATTTACAGCGATAGCCCCGCATTAACTGGGCCGTTTTCAGCAAGCGTTGCTAACGGAGCTACCATAACTGTTACTGATGGTCAATACACGCCAAACGTAGGCGACTACATTAATATTACTGGGGCTGTTGGGCTGGGCGGAAACATTACAGCTGCTGTCTTAAATAAAGAATACGTAGTTACGCAAGTAGGTTCAGGTACTTATAAAGTTGTAGCTTATTCTTCTCAAGTTAGGGCTGGCTCATTTGTTATTGGTCAGAGCTACACAATTCAGTATTTTGGTACTACAGACTTTACTTTATATGGCGCTGCATCTAATACTTTAGGTTTAACTTTTACTGCTACTGGTGTAGGTGTTGGCTCTGGGATTGCTGGTGTTCCAGTATTGGCTAATGCAAGTGATACTGGTACTGGCGGTTCTGCGGTGGTTGTTAAATATCAATATCCTGTTGGTAACGACTTTTCTACAGTAGGTAATGGTTGGGGTACAGGCCCTTGGAGCCGTGGTGGTTGGGGTTCTGGGTATACGTCAGGTATTGTGCAACAGCTTCGCCTTTGGTCTAACGACAACTACGGGCAAGATTTAGTTATTGCCCCACGAGGTGGCGCTATCGCATACTGGTCAAGCGCCGGTACAGTAAATACTCGAGCTGTTCCACTAACTACGTTGGCTGGGGTTTACGCTCCGTTGGCAACAAATCAAGTTGTAGCTTCGGCTATTCAGCGCTTTGTTATTGCTATGGGGGCAAACCCCTATATACCGGGTACGCCAAACACAACGTTTGATCCGATGCTAGTTCGTTGGTCAGATCAAGAAGACCCGCTTGAGTGGGTTCCGGCAGCAGTAAACCAAGCAGGAGAGTTCCGTCTTAGTAATGGTTCTTTCATCATGCAGTCAATTGCTACCCGCCAAGAAATTTTAATTTGGACGGATTCTGCTTTATATTCAATGCAGTATTTAGGCGCTCCTTATGTGTGGGGCTTTAATATATTGGCAGACAACATTTCCAGCATGTCGCCTAAATCAGCTATTACAGTAAACAACGTAACGTACTGGATGGGTAAAGATAAGTTTTATGTGTATAGCGGGCGTGTTGAAACCTTGCCTTGCACACTGCGCCAGTACGTATTTAACGATATTAATCAAGACCAGGCGTTCCAAGTATTTGCAGGTAGCAACGAAGGATACAACGAAGTATGGTGGTTCTATTGTTCAGCAAATTCAAATGTTGTTGACAAATACGTTATCTACAACTACCTAGACAATGCGTGGTACTACGGCACTATGGGTAGAACAGCATGGTTAGATTCTGGTATTCAACCATATCCAATTGCCGCAAACTATGAAGATCGTCTTCTTAACCACGAGCAAGGTACAGACGACGTATCTGGTACACAACCACTTCCGATTGTTGCCTATGTGCAGTCTTCAGATTTTGATATTGGAGACGGCTATAACTTTGGATTTGTGTGGCGTATTCTGCCAGACGTTAACTTTAACGGTTCTACCGAAAACAACCCCTCTGTAACGATGACAATAAAACCTCGTCAAAACTCAGGCACTCCTTATGGAGCTGCCGATAACCCGCAAGTTATTAGTGATGATGAGTACAAAAATCAAAGAGCATACAACATCCAGCTATTTACTGGGCAGGTATATACCCGTATTAGAGGGCGACAAATGGCTTTTAGGATTGAATCAACTGGCATAGGGGTGGCTTGGCAGTTAGGCAGCCCACGTATTGATATTCGACCAGACGGACGTAGATAATGGCTGTTCAATTAAAAAACACACTGCTGCGTGGAACTAAAGCGCCTAACTTACCTACCTCGCCAACAGGGTACGACTCCCGGTTTCAAGAGCAATTTAGTAATGCCCTGCGCCTTTACTTTACGCAGATAGATAACTTTAGCCAAGCTATGGCTGTACCCCTTTCCGGGACAACCGCAGAAAGACCTGTTCAATCGGTACAAGTTCCCTTACAAATAGGGCAGTATTACTACGACACCACGCTAGACAGACCTATATTTTGGAACGGAACTGTGTGGAAAAAAGCTGACGGAACAACCGTTTAAATGATAAACTTGACACCAAATAACCCCAAGGTACGCTTATGAGCTTACACACCCTAGCTAAACACGTCCAACAAAAAGGACGTGGCAAAGACCAGATGCTTGTACATATGTCCCCTAGAGAGGTACAGGGGTTACAGGCGCTTGCTAAAGCCAGTGGCGGTAGCTTAACAATTAACCCAGAAACAGGGTTAGCAGAAGCAGGGTTTTTAGAACAGGTTCTTCCTATTGTGGCTATGGCTGCGGCAACTTATTTTACGGCTGGTGCTGCTGCCCCTGCTCTTAGCGCTGCTTTGGGTAGTACGATGGCTGGTGGTATTGCCGCGGGTACGCTAGCTGGTGCTGGTGTCGGTGCTATTGGCGCTGCTGCTCAAGACAAAGACGTTGGTCAAGGTGCCCTTTATGGTGGTCTTGGCGGCGCTATTTCAGGTGGTATGGGCGCTTATGGCGACGCCAATGTGTTTTCTGGTGCTGGCGCTACTCCTAGCCCTGATGTAGTTAACAAAGTCGCATTAGATGCTTCTGTTACAGGACAAATCCCCGGTCAAAGTGGAGCTGCATTAACTCCTGTTGAACAAGCGACTATGGATCCAAATGCGGGTTTAGCTGGTACAACACCTGGAATGCCTACTCCACCCCCTCCTCCTACACAAGCAGGGTTAGATGCTGCGGCACAAAGTGGACAAGCTAGAATTGATGCTCTTAATAAGTTAGATCCTTCAGCCAATGCGTTTGGTAGTACTCCTGGTCGTGGTGCTGAGCAGGCTTTGTATCAAGCTGAAAACTTAGCTAGACCAACGGAAGTAGGCAACATCTACCCAGACCTTAAAGCTCCACCAGGAGCAGAGCCAAGCTACTACAGCACAATGAGTACCCCCGGTAAACTATTAACTCAGACTTTGCCGGGCATGACTGCCGATATGGGCATGAACACACCCGAAGGACCTCCTGGACCTGAAGCCTATGTAAGTTCGGCTACGCTATCACCTAATTTTAAAGGCTATACCCCAGAGCCACCAGACCCACGATATAGAGCGCAGTACACACGTTACGCCGCTGATGGTGGTTTGATGGCTTTAGCAGGTGGTGGTATGCCAGAAGATATTAAAAAGAAAAAACAACGCGCTAGCTTAACTTCTGATAGAACTATGGCGGCTATGAATGCTGATCAAGCTGGGTTAGCAATGCTTAACAACGCCCGCTATGGCGCTAATATGACTGGCGCACCCCCAATGTCTTCTATGACTCTTGGTGATTTGCCTACTCCTGTTGGTGCGGCTGGTGGCGGTTTAGCTGATTTAGGCGGTTACTCAGATGGCGGTCGTTTATTGAAAGGTCCTGGCGATGGTATGTCGGATAATATCCCTGCTCAAATCGGTCGTAAGCAGCCAGCACGTTTGGCTGACGGCGAGTTTGTTGTACCTGCTGATGTTGTGTCTCATCTTGGTAATGGTTCCACTGATGCAGGCGCTAAACGTTTATACAGCATGATGGATAAAGTGCGTCAAGCACGTACAGGCAAAAAGAAACAAGCGCCTGCAGTTAACACAAATAGATACTTACCGGTATAGGAGAACAAAATGGCAGGTGGCGGCGGATTTAATAGTAGCGCAGTTCAACAAATTGGAGATCAGATAGGGCAACAGAATCAAGGTCAAGGATTTCCAGTAAATCCGTACAACAGTGGCGGACCAAATTTTGGTGGCGGTTTTGGGTCAGGTTTTGAAAACTATAATGGTGGTAGCGGTGCTCCTGCTCCGGGTGGTCCTGCGCCTTATCCTGGTCCTGCGCCTTACCCTGGTTCTAGCCCTTATCAGCAAAATAATCCGTATCAGCAGCCGCAACAGCAACAGATGCAGCCTCAACAGTTCCAACAAATGTCTAACATAAATGACATGTACACAAACATTTTGGGGCGTCAGGCAGATCAAGGCGGTTTAAAGTATTGGCAAGACCAAGTAGGTAAAGGCATGTCTTTAGCTGATGTGCAAAAAAACATTTTAGGTTCAGATGAATTTAAAAATAAACCACAACAAATGTTACAACAGCAGCAACAAATGCCGCAGCAAATGTCACAGCAACCGCCTAGAGGTTATGGTATGGGTAGTGGGTTAATGGGTTTATTTGGTGGAAGACGTGATCAGTTTGAAAACAACCCTTTTGCAGGTGGTGGGTTAAGCGGTTTAAATCCTTATAGCGGGTCTAGCTATAGACCAGATATGTCAAACCAGTTATCCATGTTAAAAAATATAGCTCCTTTCTATACTCCTCCTGCACCAGAAGCACCGGCTGCACCAGACACTAATAGATTTAGTGGTCCTAGTGGCGATTAAGCATAATGAATTTAACTATTAAAGTCGTCTTTACTGCACAGTTTCATCAAGCATGGCCTGATGTAGAAGGTTTTTTAGCAGACGCTCTTAAATGGGGTGAAGACGACTACACTGCAGAACAGGCTAAGGTTTACCTATCTTCTGGGCAGTGGATGTTAGTAGTAGCAGTAGACGAAGAAAACAAAATTCATGGTGCAGCGGCAATTAATTTTATGAATATGCCTAATGATAGGGTTGCGTTTGTGGTGGCAATTGGTGGCAAATTAATTAGTAACCAAAACACTTATGCACAATTTACGGCTTTACTTAAGGCACATGGCGCCACTAAAATACAAGGTGCCGCAAGAGAATCTATTGCACGGTTGTGGACTAGATACGGGTTTAAAGAACGCTACAGAATTGTAGAGGCAAAAATATGAGATATACGTTAGATTCAATGCTGCCCGAACGGGCTTTTTCTCCACGCTTAGGTCGTGGTTTTGGCGCTGGTGGTATGACGCTTGAAGGTGGTTCAGGTGGTGGCGGTGGTCCAACTAACACTACTACGCAGACATCTAACATTCCAGAATACGCTCGTCCGTATGTGGAAAACATGCTTCAGTCTACACAGAAGCAGATCTACAATGATGACCAAACAGGCTTTCGCCCATATACCCCGTATAGTAAAAACCCTAATGACTACGTAGCGGGGTTCTCTCCACTACAACAGCAAGCGCAAGAAGCGACTGCTAGATTACAAACGCCCGGTCAATATGCGGCAGGTAGTCGTATGGCAAACATGTCTGGTATGGGCTCTTTAAATACGGCAGGGCAAGCTACAGGTGTAGCAAACCAAGCTATGGGTGCAGGAAGTCGTTACGCACAACAAGCCACAGACC